TTAAACCACCCAACTTTGGCAAAAAACCAATGCCAAGACCTTGGAACAAACCTCATCCTGGTACACAATGGCGTTGACCACCTCCTAGACCGACCACCACTCCTTGACAGGGGTGGTTTTTTAATGTATAATATGAAGGCAAACAACTTTGTTTTTTATGGAAATTAAAATCTTTACTACTAATGGTTGTGGATACTGTAGTAAAATGAAAGAACTTATGGACCGAACTGGTCTTGAGTACAAGGAGTATCGTCTCAACAGAAATCTTACCATGGAAGAGTATCATAAGTATTTTCCAGACCATTCTAGTTTCCCTCGTCTTATTATTGACGAGCAACCTATCGGTGATCTGACTGAATCTGTTCGTTACTTTGTTGAAAGAGGAATGATCTCATCCAAGAAGAAATGAGTCAGGACATAAAGATAAATAAAGGTGTGGAGCTAATGCTCAGGAGGGATAAAAAGAAACCCGAACCCGAAACCACAGGATTCAAATTTCATCACATAGTACACCTCCTAAAGAAAAAATTTAATTTTAAAATTGAATTTACTTGGGAGGAAAATAGTAACTAAGGAGTATTACTATGACAATCCCCGTAATTTTGTTCTTCTCGTCATTAATGACGGCATTATTCTTCGTTGTCGGTCTTACAATTGGTTGGGTGGCAAATGATTTTCTGTATAATATGATGGCAAAAACCGATGTTCTTCATCCAGAAATGTATGACGAAGATGGGATGGTTATTAACGAAGAACTTTATTCCATAAGATTTATTAACGAAACTGAGGACCAGGATGATTATTATTGATATGAATCAGATTATGATTAGTAATCTGATGGTTCAATTGAAGAAAGAAGAACTTAATGTAGACTTAGCAAGACATATGGTTTTGTCGTCATTATTTTCTTACGAGAGACAGTATAGGGAAGAGTACGGTGAGGTTGTCTTAGCTTATGACAGCAAGCATTACTGGAGAAAAGAAGTCTTCCCTTACTACAAACAGAATAGAAAAAAAGATAGAGAAAAATCTAGTCACAATTGGTCTAACATTTTTGAAGTCCTTAATCTTATTCGTGATGAGATTAGAGAACACTTTCACTTCAAAGTGTTAGAAGTACATGGAGCAGAAGCTGATGATGTCATTTCAACTCTGTGTAAAAACAATAGTACTGAAAAAATCTTAATTCTTTCTGGGGACAAAGACTTTATTCAACTTCAAAAGTATCCTGGGGTGAAACAATTCAACCCAATCATGAAGAAAGAAGTTACCCACAATGATCCATTTACTTATGTTAAAGAACATATCCTTAAGGGTGACAAGTCTGATGGCATTCCTAACTATCTGTCTGCTGATGACACCTTTGTTGTTGGTGTAAGACAGAAACCTATTAGTCAAAAGAATCTTGCTAAATGGGTGAAAGAAACTCCCGATGAGTTCTGTCTAACAGAAGAGGCACTATTAAACTATCAACGTAACAAGAAACTCATTGACTTTGACTGTGTTCCTGGAGAAATTGAAGATCAAATCATGGATCTTTACAATTCTCTAAATACAAATAAGAAGCAACCACCGCTAGAGTATTTCCATCAACATAAGTTGAACACTCTAATGGAAAAATATTTCTTTCGTACACCGACTACTTTTACAAAATGAAACTATTAATTTCTGAAGTGCTCCAAAAGGTGAGTAATGCTAAGACGAAAGCACAGAAAATCAAACTACTGAGGGATAACAATACTCCTGCTCTTAGGGCAATCTTAATCGTCAATTATGATGAGAGTGTTGTTTCTCTACTTCCCGATGGGGATGTCCCCTACCGTCCTAACGACGCCCCTGCTGGCACTGAGCACACTGTACTTGAGCATGAGTACCGTAAGCTCTACCTGTTCTTTAAGGGTGGGTCCTCGTCACTCAAACAATCCAAGCGTGAAGATCTGTTCATTCAAATGTTGGAGGGACTACAAGAAACTGAAGCAGAAGTTCTGGTAGCTTCTAAAGATAAACGATTACAAAAAAAATATAAGCTTACTAAAACATGTGTCGAAGAAGCATTCCCATCCATCAAATGGGGAGGTCGCTCGTAATGGGAAAGGGATGTAAGATTCTTCACGAAGATTGTGACCCAACCTTGGGTCAAGATAGATCTCTTCCTTACAATAGCTTCTTGATTGAATATATTGTTGCAGGTCTTACGAAGTTTGACATTGCTAATGGTGCTGGTCAAGTAGATATTTTTGATGACTACTGGGATAAATATCATAGTGATCTAGTCAATATGACTCCTACAGAGGGTCGAATTAATCCTAAAAACTGGAACCCGCCTAAAAAGTAACCATGATTGAACCAAACACCCAAGAACAAAGAGCCATTTTAGAGGTAGTTCCTTCTAAGTCACAAACTTTTTGTATTCTTTATTGGAGAATGGATGAAGGTCCTGCGGCAGATAAAAAAGTTCTGAGAAGAATTAATTCTAATGGAATTCCTATTTCCACTAAGAAGTTTTCTGAAGTATTCTTTTACATGGACGTGAGACATACTTTAGTTCATGCTCAGTGGTTGTTGAAAGCAGGTTATGATGTCAAAATTCATAAGTGTAATAGAAAAAACAACGATAAGTTTTGGTTGACTGGAAGCGTTACGTAAATGGGTGACCATTTTTTAGTAAACTTGTACGAGTGTGATATAGTTAAATTAAACGACGAGAAATTTCTTGTTGAAATGCTTGAGCAGGCAATCATCAAAGGTAAGATGACCCTGCTCAATTTAGTTACACATAAATTTGAACCACAGGGCATCACAGTAGTAGCACTGTTGTCTGAAAGTCATATTAGTATTCATACTTGGCCTGAGAAATTTTGCTGTGCTGTAGACGTGTATACATGTGGTACAGAAGCACGACCACAACTAGCATGTGAGTATATAATTGAAGCACTTGAGTCTAAGAACCCTAAGACTACTCATATTGTGAGAGTTTGACAACAATAAATAGTTGTGGTATAATTACCACACGTTCATCTTCCACAAGGAGGACGCAAGTAAGTCGCGGAACGGAGCCGTTCATCCCATGCTAGAACTATTATTCTATACATCACTCACCTGTCAACAAGCTGATACAATCATGCTTAAGATGAAAGCAAACGAGAAAATCTCGGATGCTTTTAAGGTAGAGTTGATTGAGGTCATGAAGGAATCAACACCTGAATGCTATCCATGGGACGCACACGACTGAAGGAACGGGGATTAAAAACCCTAACTTCAGGAGACTGACAAATGAACACACTAAACATGATCAAGAAGCAGATCAACAAAGCATCTGCTCTTCACGACGCCCAAGTTCTTCACACTACATATCGTGGTGTTGAGTATGATACACGTTGTGTAGAATCAAAAGAGACCCATGGTACATTCTGTTATCGTGGTAAACTTTACACCAAGTGATCAACTTACTTTTTTTCGAGAGGGTTTCGACCCTCTTTTTTTATGTATAGGTATTAACTAGTAGGCAATAACTAGTAGGCATTAATATTCTTAACTACACGTAATGATTTTGTTAGAATTCACTGACATTTGGTATAGATAGTTACAGAATTACGTGAGGTGATATCATGAACCCTTTCCTTCCTTTGCTATGACTTCAACGAAACGGAGGCGAACAATGCACAATCTCTTATCAACAGCCCAATTAAACGGTTGGCGTCGATTTGAACAAACTATTGATCAAGCAGAAGATGACACACAACGTCTAAATGATTATTACGAATGTCTGATTGAATGTGACGTTCAGAATGAACATTCCTGTAAAAGGATTTGTCGAGGACTACTTATGAATTAGAACCACACACAGCATACAGGAGGGGTTGACGCCCCTCTTTTTTAATGCTATAATTTGTAAAACTGTACACCATATGGACAGACAAAAACTAAAACTTATTGTTAAAAACCTGGAGCTATTAGTTGACAGTTTAAAGTCTGAAGTTTATTCGGACACACAAGCATACAAACAACCAGATGATAGTAAGTTTGGATTTAACTATGACGACGGAGATGACGATGGATACCCAGACTAACCAACCACAAAACCTCAAGCAATATATTAAGTGGCTTAAGAAAGCAGTTGCTAAAGCACACTTGTATGATGACCAAGAGTATGCTAAAATCAAGAAGGAGTTGTATCAGGCACAACAACTTCGTAAACTAGTACACGCCAGAGAACGTTCACTTTATGGATTCGGATACATCGAT